AATTTTCGCAAAACGCATCCAGAAGTTTTTCTATTTCCGTTAACGGCAGGCGGGCGCAAACGACTGCGTGAATATCTAGGCGGTGAAATGGATGATTTCACGGTTGAGTGTCTCTTTTCATCTTACAGGAGGGATTTTGACGCTCTCTATCACGAAGAAGAGGAGACTGGAGAGGGATATGCAGATTGTCATGGGGATGAATTCATCCCCGAATTTCCAGAAGATTATCACATTATGGGTCAAATTAAAGAAGAAGAATATGAAGAGGAATATGAACAATGATTGATAAAAATACTTGGTATAAACGCCATCTTCTAGATTTTATTAATGGGACAATGAAATTAAGCCTTGAAGAAAAGGGGCTGTCGAACCCGCGGCTTGAAGAAGAGTTAGGAGATGTACAATGAGTATTATCAGGCGTGTAAGGCAAGATAATTATGCCATCATTCCTAATTCTGTCGTGGATGATGAGCGATTGCCAATTGATACCAGAGGAACGCTTTGTTATTTGCTGGCCAAGCCTGACAACTGGCAAATCAATATTGCTGACATTCAAAAGAAATGCTGTGTAGGCAGGGATAGAGCCTATCGCATGCTTAAGGAATTGCGCGATATTGGTTATCTCGAAGCTCACATGAAGCGCAATGAAAAAGGCCAGTCATGCGGGTATGAATATATTCTGCATGATGTTGTTGAAGTACGGGAGAAAACCTTTCCAAGTACGCCGACAACAGACGATTTTCAAGCCTCTGAACCGGGTCTGTCCTTTCAGGAAATGGATAGTCTAGACACAGATAAACCACTTCCTGAAAGTCCAAATCCGGAACACAACGACCTATTAATAATAACTGATAATAAACAATACCTGAATAAAAAACAAACACCTATCGGTGTTTGCAAAAAAGAAAATTCGGATTTTGATTTTGTCGAGATGGAAGCTGTCGGGAAAGTTGCTGGCGAAAATTCGGAAAGGTTGCTGGCTGAAAATCCCGTGCCGGAAAAATTTGCTGGTCGAGAGCCTGAACCGCTGCCGGTTGAAGATCCTGTCGGTGGAGATGATGGTTTCCGGCTGGAAGCGGAAGAATTGACGAAAAAGGCAACAAAAACATCAAAGAAAACCAGAGCGCAACGAGAGGTTGATGGGGTGATATTTACCCGGATACCGGAGGATTGGGCGGCTGATGAAGGGTGTGTAAAATACGCCCTAGGAAAGGGAATCCCTGCGGATAAAATCGCCGATGAAGTCGAAAAATTCAAACTTCATTGGGAGAATATACCCGGTAAAAACGCCATGCGGCAGGACTGGAACAAGTCTTGGAAAGGCTGGATATTGAAAGCTTATCCCGCTTACGAACGGCAGCGCAAATGGGACGAGGAACGCGCCAGAAATTGGGCGAAAGCCAAGCGTGAGAAGGAAGACCCCTATGCCGAGCTTTACGCCAGTTTGCAGTGATTTGGGGGAGAGAGAGCGATGGCAGACATAACCGAAATCAAGCGCAAGCTGGCAGACCAGGCGCAGACTGTGGCCGAGATGCTGTTGCCTGCTGGCCGCAAGATGGGCGCGGAATGGGAAGCTGGCAGCGTGGGCGGCGAAAAGGGTTCAAGCCTGAAAGTTCATCTCACCGGTTCAAAGGCGGGTGTATGGCAGGATTTTGCTACTGGCGAAGGCGGCGACCTGATCGATCTGTGGATGCAAACACGCGGGGTATCACTGGCGGATGCGCTGAATGCCGCCCGTGATTATCTGGGATTGACACGGCAACAGGTTTATCTGCAACCATCAAAAAATTACTCCAAACCACCCGCGCCCAAAGGGCAGAAACCACAAGCGCGGGTGCTGGATTACCTGCGGGAAGATCGGAACATTTCCGGTGAGACGATTGCCCGCTACCGTCTTGGCGAAAATGGCAATGAGATTGTTTTCCCGTTCTGGAAATCCTCTGGTGAATTGGCCTTGGTCAAAACCAGATTGGCAGAAAATGGAGCACGGCCAAAACCAACAGCGGCAAATTGCGAGCCAATTCTGTTTGGCTGGCAAGCCATGCCGGAGAAGGCGCGGGAGGTTGTGATTACCGAGGGTGAGATTGATGCGCTGTCATGGGCTGATTATGGCTATAATGCCCTGTCTGTGCCATTTGGTGGTGGCAAGGGTGGCAAGCAGAACTGGATTGAGAACGAGTATGACAATCTGGAACGGTTTGAGAGAATCTATATCGCTACCGATATGGACGAACAGGGCGAGTTGGCGGCGGCGGAGATTGCCAATCGGTTAGGTTGTCACCGTTGCTATCGAGTGAGCATGCCACTCAAAGACGCCAATGAATGTCTCGTAGAGGGCGTTGAACGGGCGGAAATGGACAAAGCCATTACCGAGGCCAAGAGCCTTGACCCTGAAGGCTTACGCCGTGCCAGTGATTATACGGACAAGGTTGTTAATTTGTTTTGGCCGCAAGGAGAGGCTCAAGCGGGCTACAGTGTTCCCTATGGCAAGCTTGGCGGCAAGCTGCATTTTCGCGCTGGTGAATTGAGTTTGTGGGGTGGAGCCAGTGGAGCGGGCAAGAGCCAGATACTTTCTGACTGTATCCCGCATTGGATCAAGCAGGGAAGCCGGATATGCCTTGCCTCTTTGGAAATGAAGGGCGAGCAAAGCTTACGCCGTCTTACCAAACAGGTGGGCGGTGTTGACAGGCCAACAGAAGAATATATCCATAAAATCATGAGATGGCTTGACCCTGGCTTGCTGATTTATGAGCGGGTGGGCAAGGCATCAGTTGAAGCCCTGCTGGATGTCTTCAATTATGCCCGTGCGAAGTATGGCTGTGACCAGTTCATCATTGACAGCTTGATGCGGCTTGGCATTGCCTCTGATGATTATGTGGGGCAGGAGAAGGCGGTATTCAAGATTGTTGACTGGGCAGTGTCCTCCCATGTTCATGTGCATCTGGTGGCGCATGCGAGGAAGAGCGGTATGGATAAAAGCGTTCCTGAAACGGAGGATGTCAAGGGCGCATCAGAAATCGGGGCGAATGCGTTCAATATTATCACCATCTGGCGCAATCGCAAGGTTGAGGAAGATTTGCAAAAAGCAACAACCGAAGCTGATCGGCAGGATGCAAAGAGGCGGCCAGGCGTTGTCATAAATGTAGCCAAGCAGCGTTCAGGAGATTTTGAAGGCAAGATCGGATTATGGTTTGACCAGAAAACTTACCGATATTTTTCTGCCCATGATGATCAGACATGGCAGCGTTCCTATATCGGACATGGAGAAAATGAAAACGGCCGTGTGGCGGCGTGAAGCCCAAGGAATGTCGATTTTTGTCGCCTCCAAGTATGTTGAAAAAATCGATATGGCAAGAGCAACCAGATAGCCAGATAAAGGGAACATAGCTTGAAAGCAGGATCTAAGGGTAAGAAACTGGCAACAAAACGCCACGCACGGGGGAAAGTTGGACGCCCTCTTGTTGAGGGTATGGCGCGTGAGCCAAACGGGCGCATCAGCCGCACGAGGCGACCATCAGAGCCGGTGGACAAACTAGCCTTACAGGCAAGGGCAAGAAAAATGGGTGTGTCAATTGAGCAGGCACGCGACCCGTGCCTTGCCACCTATATCGGTCGGCTTTATCGTTTGGGCGACAAGGCAGGTGGTATCTCACGCGATCAGTATGCCGCTGCCCTGACCTTCCTTGAGGTGCGCAATAATTGGTCGCGTGCAATATTATCGCCGGGCGCAACGTGGGATGAGTGCGCACAGCGAACCTTTGGAGAAACGCAAGAGGAAACGACAAGGCGCAACATAGCACGTTTCGAGGCAATGATGAAAGCGATCAGGGAGGCACAGTTGTTCAATCGTACAGACAACCTTCAAGCTGTCCTGCAATACATCGTGATTGATGATCTGGAACTGCCCCATATGGTCGGCACATTGCGGGTTATATTAAATGTGCTGCACAAGCATTTTTTTATTGACAGGCATATGTCATAAATGAATTAATGACGCATTATCTATCAGGGGTATTGCGCCTGAAGGATAGTAGACAGCATCTTCTCCTTCGTGGTGGTGGTGGAAGAGGTAAAGGGCAGGGATTGGTTTCCCTGCCTTTTTTGTTTGGAATATCCTAATCATGTCCCGATTGTGCACTGTGAAGCCATCCTTGAGAGTGGTTAGGCCAATGCTGGTGGCTGTGACTCAGGATGAACGTGAACGGTCAAGACGGCGTGACCAAGATGTAACATGGCGCAAGCTATACAAGACGGCACGCTGGCAGCGATTGCGGTGGAAGGTGCTGGAAGCCTCGCAGTTTACCTGTGCCATGTGCGGCAAACTTGAGGGTAACACAAGGCAGCTTGTGGCCGACCACATCATACCACACAAGGGCGATGAGAATTTGTTCTGGGACAAGGGCAACCTGCAATGCTTATGCAGGCAATGCCATGATACGACCAAAAAACGCATGGAGCGAGGCAAGAGGCGATGAGGAGGGGGGGGGTATCGAAAGTCTGGGGGCGACGAACGCTAGACCTCAGCGTTGGTCTAAGGGAGAGATTTTTTATTACTGTTTGATTTTGATGCAAAAAAATCAAAGCGGTGTTTTTATAAATAAAATCAGTTGGTTAACAGGGTAAAAAATCAAAAAATAAATCAAACGGAAAATCAAAGACAATCAAATGGCAAGAGGTGGCTTTAGATCGGGCGCAGGCAGACCAAAGAAAGGCGGGGCAACTAGGGTAAAAACAAGGCTGTCTTCAAGGCCGGTTAAAAGCTCGTCTGACATGCTGCCGCTGGATTACATGCTGGCGGTGATGCGTGATAGCCAAGCAGATGAGGCAAGGCGTGACAGGATGGCTTGCGCGGCGGCACCCTTTATCCATGAGAAAGCGGCGGATAACAAGCTGGGCAAGAAAGAGCAGCGTGAAGAGGCGGCAAAGCAAGCGGACGATGTGTTCTCAATGAGCCGTGGCAAGCCGAAACTGGTGGTTGATAATGACTGATTATAAGGAGCCTGCTTGGGATACATCCCTCCCCGATTGGGAGGAGCGAATTATTGCCGGTAGAAGCCTTGTTCCAGTCAAGCCGTTATTTTCTGTCGAGGCTGATAAGGCATTGATGATTTTCAAGAGCTTACCGATGGCGGATGCTGGCAGCGGTGTTACTTTTGGTGATGTATGCGGGCAGTGGGTATTTGATTTTGTTGGCGCCATTTTTGGAGCCTATGATCCAGATCATGGCAAGCAATTGATAGAGGAATTTTTTCTGCTGATATCGAAGAAGAACGGCAAATCAACGATTGCGGCGGGCATTATGATGACGGCATTGTTGCTCAACACGCGCAAATATGCGGAGTTGCTGATTTTAGCACCGACAAGGGAGGTGGCGGAGAATGCTTTTACGCCAGCCGCCGCGATGGTTAGGGAAGATGAGAGGCTGGCAAAATATTTACAAGTGCATGATCATTTAAAGATCATCAGGCATTTGAAATGGCGATCCACGTTGAGGGTTGTGTCGGCTGACTCCAAAACAGCGGCGGGTAAAAAGGCATCTTTTGTGCTGATTGATGAGCTTTGGGCATTTGGTAATGATATAAAAGCGGCGGCGATGCTGCAAGAGGCAACGGGCGGGTTGATTTCGAGGCCTGAAGGTTTTGTGATTTATCTAAGCACACAGGCTGATGACCCGCCAGCCGGTGTTTTTAAGGAAAAGTTGGATTTTTATCGTGATTTGCGTGATGGGAAGATCCAGAACAAAACGCGGATGGGTGTTTTGTATGAATTTCCCAAGCGGATGATTGATGATGAAAGCTATCTAGAGCCGGAGAATTTTTATATGACCAATCCCAATATGGGGCGGTCGGTCAACAAGAAATGGATTGCCAACAAATTATCTGAAATTTCTGATGAGCACAGCCGCCGAACATTTCTTGCCAAGCATTTGAATGTAGAGATTGGGCAGAATTTGCGCTCCAATCGTTGGGCAGGGGCTGAATTTTGGTCGAGCCAAACGGACAAGGGCTTAAACCTTGAAACATTGCTGGAACGTTCCGAGGCGGTTGTTGTGGGCATTGATGGCGGGGGTCTTGATGATTTGTTCGGGCTATGTGTGTTGGGGCGCGAACGGACAAAGATTGTTGAGGGCGAGGATGAGGAAGAAACGACACGCTGGCTTTCATGGTGTCATGCTTGGGCGCATGAGGGGGTTTTGGAGCGGCGCAAGTCGATTGCAAGTCGGTTACGGGATTTTGCCCAAGATGGTGATTTGACGCTTGTCGATGACCAGTTGGCCGATATTAGCGCGATTATTGAGATTATTGCTAGCATTAAAGAGCGGGGCAAATTGGCGCATGTGGGGGTAGATCCAGCGGGTTTGGGCGAGATGATTGAAAATCTGGCGGATATTGGTGTGACACAAGATGACGGTGTTCTTGCCGGTGTACCTCAAGGTCAATGGATGATGAATGCGCTAAAAACAGCAGAACGCAAGCTTGCCAATGGCACTTTGTGGCATGCAGGAGGTAGCCTGATGGCATGGTGCGTGGGTAATTTGAAAATTGAGCCAACGGCCACAGGCATCAGGGCAACCAAGCAAAATGCCGGTGATGCCAAGATTGACCCTGCCATGGCACTATTTGATGCTGTCACCATGATGATGAGGATGCCGAAAGTGAATAATGAGGGGACGATGGAAGATTATTTTGCCTCTCTGATGGGGGCAGCATGAATATATTCAAAAAAATGTGGCAGGGCTTTTTTGCTCACCCGCAGCCCCTATCCATTGAGCAACTTAACGGCTGGAATGTAGGATTAAGTCAATCAGGGGAAGCGATTAATGACACAAATGTTTTGACGCTTTCGACTGTATGGCGTTGTAGTTTCACTACTGGCTGGCACGGTGGCATCATTACCGGTGATGGTTTATCGGCTGGATAAACAGGATGTCCCCTATCCTGATAAGGAGCATGCACTTTACAAGATTTTGCATGATGTACCGAATTTTGACCAGACAGCTTTTGATTTCTGGCATTTTATCACCTGCGCTATTGAAATGCGCGGCAATGGTTATGCCCGCATCAGCCGCAATGGTACGGGACAGATTATCGCTCTTACGCCGCTTAACCCTGCCTATGTGGGTGTAACGCGACAAGAGGATGGGTCTTTAAAATATAGCTGGCAAGAAAATGGCCGCAATTATGAGGGCGGCGCGGCGGATATTTTTCATATTCGCGGCTTTGGCGGCGATCCGTTGGGGGGATTGTCACCTTTAACTGTTGGGCGCAACGTATTTGGCACGGCCTTATCAGCGGATAAAGCGGCGGGGGATATGTTCCATAATGGACTGCGCCCGTCTGGAGTCTTAACCTTTCAAAACTGGCTTAATAAAGAGCAGCGGGAGGTTGCCAAAGACACGCTTGCCGACAAGATCGGCACGGGTAAGGGCGGCAAGCCGTTAATATTGGAGGGAGGCACAAGCTGGCAACAATTAACGCTTTCGCCAGAAGATGCGCAGATGTTGCAAAGCCGTTCCTTTCCAGTTGT